GTCGAGTGGGTGGTGGTGCAGGCGCGAGGAGAAGATGGTCAGTTTCTGGCAGATGACCCCGCGACGCCTGAACGGGAATCACTGGTCTGGCAGAGGGCAAGCTGATGGCAGTGATCTGGATTGATTCGCGGCGGTTTGCTGTTCCTCCGCCGCCGGTTTCTGACGCTGACGCTGAGGCCTACCTGACCGCCGTTCAAGCTGCTGATAGGCAGTTTCTTGAGGTGGCGGTGCGTAATGCGATCAACGCGTTCGTGGTCGGCTGCAAGGCTGACGGCATCTGGAACGCCATCAAGGCATCCTGCATCCTTGCGGGTGCCCGCACGCTGAACGGCTGCCTGGTGCCACTGGTGGGAGCTGCGCCGACGAACTTCAACTTTGTGGCGGGGGATTACAACCGCAAGACTGGGCTGGTGGGTAATGGATCGTCGAAGTATCTCAATAGCAATCGAAACAGCAATGCCGATCCGCAGGACTCACATCACATGGTCGTGCATGTTACGACCGCACATTCGCCGGCAGTATTTCATGCGTTTCTTGGGGAAGGCGTAAACACAACAGGCGCAAGCCATTTATCGCAGGGTGGCTTTAGGTCGAGGTCTAGCGCGTCTGAGGCTTTTGTCTCAACAAATGCAGAGTTTATTGGTGCATCAAGAAGTGCTGCGAGCACTACCGCTTTTCGACATGGCGGCACATTTGGGACTTCAACCATGGCCTCGCAAGCACCAACCAGTCAGTCGATGTTTGTGTTTGCGCGTAACCTCAGCGGTGCTGCCAACTCGCACACCAACGCCCGCCTCGCCTTCTACAGCATCGGTGAATCCCTGAACCTCGCCCTGCTCGACGCCAGGGTGACCACCCTGATGAACGCTCTCGCTGTTGCGATTCCATGAGTCGTGGTTGTGGGGCCCATCAGGACCCCAGCCACCACGCTGACGCAAAGACGCAGCGTCGGCACACAGGGCCCCCTGGACTTTGTCTGGGCTTGCGCTCTTGGCTACTCTGCAGCTATGCAGCGCAGCGCCAGTGGACCCGGGATCAGCCATAGCCCTTGGCGGGCTCGGACTGGCGGCCGTTGGAGGCCTTTGGAGCGGGGTCAAGGGGCTGTGGGCGATCGCCAAAAACTTGGGCGCCCATGACGCTCGCATTGCCACCATCCTGGCGAACATGCAGCAAATGCTTGGTGATCACGAGGACCGCATCCGCAAACTGGAGCACGACCCATGACCACTGAACAGGAAGCGCTCATTGGCTTTGCGCTGTTTGTCGTCAGCGAGCTGATCGGCATGAGCAAGCTCAAAAGCAACTCACTGATTCAGCTGCTGCTGCACATGGCCAGCGAGCTGTTTCCGTATGAGCTCCAGCGCCGGGAACCAGCAGGCCGCCACAACCGCCCCAGGCGCCGCGACAGCCGCGGCCGATTCACCGGCGACAGCAACAGCCGTGACTGACGACACCCGCATCGTTGCAGACATCGTGGTGGGCGGCCTGCTGGGCCGCTGGCTGGGGGCTGCGCTGCAGCTGATCGCTCTCAAGGCTTTCATCGAGCCGGCCGCAGTGTGGGCCGGCCGCTCGCCTTACCGCTGGCTGGACCGCCTGCTGGGCGGCATGCTGCCGGGTGGGCCGGGTGGCCATTCAGCGCTCCTGAAACACCCCGATGTAGACGATCCCCTTGCGGACCAGGGGCAGCACCTTGTCCCGCAGGTCGGTGTTGTGGATGCGCACGCATCCCAAAGTGGGATGTAGAACCTGCCTTGGCGCCCAGGCGCCCGGCCAGCCGCAGGCAGTCCCGCCGCCGTGCAGCATGATGCCGCTCCGGCCGTTGCTGGACTCCTGCCCTTCCAGGCCCTCCATGTCGAAGGAGTACCACCCGTAGGACTCGGCCGTGTCCGACTGCGGCGGCTTGGGGTTCTGCTCGTAATCGGCGTAGACCTTGCCGATCTTGTAGAGGCCCGGCGGGGTGTCCGTGTTGCGCTTCCGCCACTCGTTGGTCGGCCCCTGGCCTCGCGCCAGGCACGGGATCTTCCACAGCAGCTTGCCGGTGTGGTCGTAGGCCTCCATGTCCTGGTCGCGGTCGTTCACCAGCAGGTAGCTGTCGCCTGACTTCACCGGCGCCTTCATCTTGGGCCCCACCAGCCCGGCCTCCTCGCTGCCTCTGGGATCCAGGCCGCCGGCCGCGGCCGGCCGCGCTGGGGCGTTGTCGTCCATCAGCTTGATCAGCTTCTTGGCGTAGGCGGGGTCGTCGGCGTAGCCCTCCTTCACCAGCAGCCGTGCGGCCTCGTCGCGGCTACCAGCGCGGTTGACACCTCGATACTCCTTGCCACCCGGAGCCGTGTAGTCCATGTACCACCGGCTGACCAGGTGCTCGACAGCAGCCTTGATCGAAGGGAAGTCCCTGAACTCCGCTTCGATCGGCACCTCCTTGCCGTTGACCACCTCGGTGGTGCGCCTGACCGTGCCCTCACCCTTCAGCCCAAAAGGGTTGTTGCGGCCGCTCATCGCGCCGCCCCAGCCAGACTCCAAGGCCCACTGCGCAGCCACCAGGTCCGGGTGCTTGGCGCCGGCCTTGGCGGCCAGCTCGCGGATCGCCGCCCAGCCCCAGTCTGTCCTGAAGTCCTCGACCCACTCAGCAGTCTCAACAAGCAAGCCGCGGTCCGCCTGGCGGATGTGCTCGCCGAGCTTGATCACCGCATCACGCTGATGCGGCAAACCCTTGTAGTGCTCCCAGAACTCCAGCCAGCGCTCATCGGTGAAGCGAACGCTGTTCGGTGCCATCATCAAGGCAAGACGTCTGCACCCATGCAACCATGGCCGGCGACAACCTGCGAGAGCTCTACGACCGCGGGCACAAGGCCGTGGTCGAGCAGCTGGTCGAGAAGATCGAAAACGGTGACGCAGGCGATGGCGACCTGCGGTTGTTCGCCCAGCTGATGAAGCAGAACAACATCAGCGCCGCACCGATCGAGGGCACTGCCACCGAGGCGATGGCCAGGATGGCGGCCAAGCTCCACACCTTCGGATCGCTGGAGGAGAAGGCCAAGGTGGTGCCGATCCGCCCGGCGCCGCCGGCTACCGCCTGACGCCACCCACGGCCCCGCTGGCCTTCGGGATGATGCCCAGGGCCAGCGCATCGAGCTTGGCGCCGGTCTCATCGAACCAGGCCGCCAGGGAGGCCTCTACCAGCTCCTTTTGGCGGCGTGCGGCCACCCGCTGCTGGTCCTGGGCCGCGGCCTCCACGAAGTGGGCTGCAGCGATCGCCAGGGCGTCGATCCGGTCATAGAACAGCAGGCTGCCCCGGTCGGTGGTGATCCGGCTCATCTGGTACATGAGCGAGCGAGGGTGGCCGTTGTCCGGGTCACGCTCGGCGCCTTCCCAGTCCTTCTGGATCAACTCGCTGTTCACCACCAGCCGGTGCTGCTGCACCAGGGGGGCGAGCACGTCGATGATCCGCCGCTCCTTCTGCCCAGCTGACCGTGGGGCCTCCTCGATCGAGCAGGGGTAGATGCGCTGCATCACCGGCTGCAGGATCTTGCTGAACATGCCATCGCCGAAGTTGGGCTCAGGGATGACGGCATTGACCTGCCAGCGCTTGGCCACGTTCGCCAGCAGCTCCAGCACATCGTCCTCATACCCCCGGGTGGTGCCGCCGCTCTCGAGCACGAACAGGTTGCCGCTGAGCTCGGCCACCACCGCCCAGGCCAGCTCGTCACTGCCGCGGCCAGAGGGGTCGATCGCCAGCACGCTGCGCCACTTCTCCGTCCTGGGCAGCCAGCCCTGCACCATCATCGGCCGGTGGTAGTAGCGATCAGCCCCCAGCCCCACGCAAGGCAGCTCGTTGATCCGCTGCTCTGCGCCGGATGCCCAGCTGATCACCTCCGGCAGCGCCTTGCCATCCAGCGGCATCACGATCAGGTCGCCCAGGCGGATGGGGAACTTGTCGAGGGTGCTCAGCCGGCAGTTGAGCATGTACTGCAGCTGCCAGCTGGCCTTGGTGCTGCCGGTCTCCCGCTGGATCAGCTCCTCGTCATCAAACCGCTCGGGGTCGGTTGGGCCGCCCACCAGCTGCGGGTTGCCCTCGATCTCCTCCACCATGAGCGGATCGAGGCAGCCGTCGTAGACATCGAAGGTGTCCGGCTTGGGGTAGCGGGCCGGCCACATCCGCATCTTGTACCCGCGCTCGCGCACCAGTCGCCAGTACATGGAGGTTTCCAGGTGCGGCGTGCCGCGAAAGCTGATCTGCCGGCGCAGCGGCTGGCCGGCATCCGGCAACAGGATCGACTCGAACTCAGTGGTGGCCGCCCACAGCCGCTCCTGCTTTAGCGGGGTGATCGAGTTGGTGAGGGTCTCGATGTCGTCCGGGATGATCATCGTGGCCCGCTTGCCGGTCAGCGAGGGGCTGAGGATCCCGCACGCCCGCACCGATGGCGCACCGTCGCCGCCGATGATCGCCGGGCCCACGTCGAACGCCAGGACGGACTGCCGCTGGTTCTCCTTGGGCTGGAGGCACTGCAGCAGGTCAATCTCCCGGATGCACCGGGCCATGAAGGTGGTGATCTCCTCAGCCTTCGTTTCGGTCGCGCCAGGAATCAGGATCTTCTCCCCTTCCGGGTCGATCCGCAGGCGGTGCAATGCCCGGGCACCGCTGATGGTGGATTTGGCGATGCCACGGAAGCCCACCGTCACCGTGCGGTTGGGGCCCACCTCATCCCAGTCGCAGATGCGCAGCTGCTGCTTGGTGGGTTCATCCGCCAGGCCCAGCTCGCGGAGGATGTAGCAGAAGAAGTAGGCGAACCGGCCGATGCCCAGTTCAGGGGGGATGGGGTAGACGCTCATGCAGAGAGCCCCCCTGCCGAAACAGAAGGGCCCTCACACCACCACCGACCTATGGCTTGGGCGTTCACCGCTGCCAGCAAGCCGGTAGTCCAACGGGAACCACCCACGCTGGTAGGCACAGAGTAGCTCAAGTGCCGTAGCCGAGCTCCACCCAGATCCCTTCGTAGGCCAGCACTTTCTCGACCAGCAGGTTCTTGGTGAAGCTGTCGGGGTCAACGGTCTCGCCCCAGGTGCTCTGCAGCAGTGTTGCCAATGCCGCCTTGGTCAGTGCGTTCAACGCCGTGATGCGGGCGTTCAGTCGATCAACGATCGGGGACAGGTGGGTGGTGATGTTCAGGTCCACGATCCGCTGCCAGATGCGCCACAGCGGCACCACCGAGCCAGAGAACAGGCTGAGGTCCCTGCGCTTGCAGCTGTCGAGCCAGACATTCATCGAGCGGGCCTGGGACACGGCTGCACCAGTGCAGGACAGCTGCAGGTTACTCCGGCTCCTTGGGGATCGCTATGGCCTCATCGAACTGCTGGAACAGGTGGCCGCGGCGTTGCGTGCTGCCCACTGATGCCAGTCGGGGGTTGATCAGGAAGTAGGTGTGGCCGGAGGTCTTGTCCACAGCGCGAGCGATCAGCTTCTCCTGTCGCAGGCGCTTGATGGAGGTGCAGCAGTTCGACTCAAGGATGTTCATCTGCTGGGCCAGGGCCCGCTGGGTCACGTTGACCCGACCGCTGCGCCAGTTGACGTTGGCGATCAGGCCAGTCAGGACAGCCAGGTCGCGGGGCAGCAGGCGCTTGTCGGCCATGGCACCGATGGCACAGGAAGCCAGCTCGTCGGTGAACAGCATGACGAAGTTCTCGGAACCATCCTCTCTGGGTCTCATTTTAGGCGGGCAGAAGAAATGGAATAGCTGCGATGACGTACTCCTGCCGGATAGGTGATGCCTAGGGGGTCCCTAGGGAAAAGAGAATTGGGCAGGTGGTACAAATGTTCAGCCTAGTGGTGCCAAGGGATTCACCCTTGCCAAAAACAAGGCAGTCTGTATTTAGCACGTTTGCCGCCCAATCCCCCACAGGTCCACCCGAAACGCACTCTGATCTCTTACTGGAGACCCAAAGCAGATTCACAACCGGGGGGAAAGAAGGACAGGGGACCACTCCCACCACATCGCCTCCCACCCCACCTCCAGCCGGGCTGCCACCCTGCCACGACCACAACTCCCTCGCTACCCACGCCCGCCCTCCGGTGGGGTGGCCGCACCTCCCTGCACTCCTGCAGATCACACCCCACACGCCCGGGCTGGTCCCTGCAGATCCCGCGTCATCCGCTGAGGTCCCGTTTTGGGGTCGCGTGATCTGGTGGTGTCCCCCACGCGAGGCGCAGCCGCTTCCCCCCTATGGGGGGTCGCTCTGCTCCCTGGGGCTGCCGCTGGGGCCTGGGGGCTGCCCTGGTGGGCTGGCTGCTGCTGCGCTGCACCCTGGGGCCTGCCCGGCCAGTGCTGGCGGACCACTGCTGCGGATGCGTGATCCGCTGCGCTGGGCTGGTGGGGTGAGAGCGGGCGACTGGGGCAACTGGAGCGGGCCCGCTGCCCTGCCCTGCCCATGAGGTTGACTGACTGTTACGAATTGTTACAGGTAGGCACGCCCTCCGCTCGCTAACGACACAACCACGCACCACAGGGCCCACACTGGTGAATGTCTGCAGCAGTGCAGACCACCACCACCGAACCTCGACAACCGATGACCACGACGACCGCGCCGGCGCCCGCTTGGGACGCTGGCGAGACCATGCAGCGGCTGGCGTTCTGCCTGGATGCTGCAGCCGCTGCCGGTGCGCTCAACCGCTCGGCAGCGTCAGCGCTGGAGCTGCACTGGCTCGGCCGCTTGTGCCGGGCGCAGCAGCTGCTCGACATGCACAGCCACTGTTGCGCCGCTACCTGCGGCGTGATGCTGGCGGACTGGGCAGGAACAGCGGCATGACCCGCACGACTGCTGCGGTTGTGGTGCTGGCGGTGTTGGGGATAGCAGCTGCTGCCCTGATGCCGCCGGTGCCAGAGCTGCCCGGGACGGCCCGGCCAGCAACGCCGCACCACTGGCAGCACGCCAACCACTGACGACAGCCCGGAGGGGGCCTGGTGCTCCCTCCCTGCTGCCCTCAGCAGCACACCACCACCACCACCACCGACCGATGACCACGACACTTGCCGCCCTGGTGCTCGCCCTGCTTCTGCTGCCCCTGATCGTTCTGCTCTGGGCCACCGAGAGCCGGCAGCAACGGGCCCGCCGTTGGCGTTCCTACGGGATGACGCAGCAGGCGATCGCCGACCGGCTGGGCTGCAGCCGCACCACGGTGCGCCGACTGCTCGCCGCGGCCTGATGAAACAGCACCGATACCGGCAGGGGGCCCTAGCGGTCCCCGGCGCACAACCCCGCGACTACAGCCCGCAACCGCTCCAACTGGCCGGCCCGCAACAGGGCTGGCTGGCCCTCGATGGCGGCGCCCTGGGCCCGCTGTTCAACGACCACACCACCACCACCACCACCACCACCGACCAATGACCAAGACCGCAACCAAGACCAAGCCCAAGGCCCGCAAGTACGACGGCCCCAGCTCTGAGGAGCTCCTCACCGCTGATCTGGTGGCCCTGATGGAATCCGCCGAGCTGCCGCCATGGCGCCGCGAGTGGGCCGGCCACCAGGGCGAGCACCGCAACCTCCTAAGCGGTCATTGTTACCGCGGCTCAAATCCAATCTTGCTGGAGCTGGGCTCAATGATGCGAGGCCACACCTTGCCCCTGTGGCTCGGTGCAGCCGAAGCCAAGGCCCGCGGCTGGTGGCCCCGCAAAGGGTCCAAGGCCTGCCGCATCGTGCGGCCTCAGCTGAACAAGCGCGAGCAGACCGACGCCAACGGCCAGCCCGTCACCGGGCCGGATGGCTCCCAGCTGGTCGCCGCCTGGGTGAGCTTTAAGCCAGTCGCCGTGTTCAATGCGGCCGACCTCCAGGGGCACGACGAGGAGACCGCTGCCGCCCTGGCTGCAGCGATCGCCGAAGCGATCGGACAAGGCGAAGCGAAGCCCGCCGCGGCCCGGCTTGAGGCTGCCGAAGCAGTCCTAGAGGCCTGGCCCGTAGAGACCCGCTGGGGTGGGGCCCGCGCCTGCTACAGCCCCACGCTCGATCAGATCAGCATGCCGGCCGCCGAGGCCTTCACCACCCGGGAGGCAATGGCGGCGACGTGGGCCCACGAGCAGAGCCACAGCACCGGCCATAGGGACCGGCTTGCCCGGGCCATGGGGGGATCGTTCGGCAGCGAGTCCTACGCCCGTGAGGAACTGGTGGCCGAGCTGTCAGCGGTGCTGATCTGCTACCGGCTGCAGATCGGCTGCCAGCTCGAGAACCATGCCGCCTATCTCCAGCACTGGGCCCAGCTGCTCAAGGACGGCGGGCCCCGGGTCCTGTTCCAGGTGCTCAGCGATGCCCGCAAGGCCGCCGATCTGATCGCCCCCGAAGCGATCGAGGAGGCCTGAACCATGGCACAAGCTGAAACCATCGCGGCCATGCGCGAGGCGCTGGCCTGGCTAAGCCTGCTGGGCGACCACATCGGCAACGGGGTCGCAGAGGACCGGCACAAGCACGGCGTACCCCTGGGTCCCATGGGCCGATGCAACACCATCAGCCGGTTGCGCGATGCAATCGAGGCCGAAGCCGATCCGCTGCCCCGCCCCTGCTGCGATTGCGTCAACACCCACGGGGAGGACCCGGCCGCCTGGCTCAACCGGTGGCCGGCCGGCGCCGAGTGGCACGGGGATCTGAAAGCTCACCTATGCGACGGCTGCGCAGAGGAGCGCCGGAGCTGGGCCGAGGAGGAGCCGGACCCCTACACCATGCCGCCCTATGCGGACGGCTACTGATCCCATCCCGGAGGGCTACGGCCCTCCCTGCTGGGTTCACCAGCACACAACCGCAACCACACCCCGCGCCATGCACACCATCAACACCACAGAGGCGGCCTTGCTGGCTGCCCTGCTCCGTCCAAGGGTCACAGCGCTCAGCGAACTGCTGGCCGCTCAAATCCAATGTCTGCCGCCTGGCGACTCCAGCTGGGCGGACACCGAGGACCAGCTCGAAACTGCTCAGGCTGCCCTATCCAAGGTGGAGGCGATCCGATGAGGCGCCTACTGCGATTCGTCACGCCGCTGCGCGTGCCGCTGCTGTTCGCGGTCATCCTCGCCGGCTGGCCCCTGGTGCTGCCCCTGGCTTGGCTCGCCCTGCTGGGCTTCTGTGCGGTCGGGCTGATCAGGGGGAAGCGATGAGCGCCACCCCTGCAGACGTCGCAGCCATGCTGCGCGGCATCAGACACCACCACCAGGCCATCAGCGCCAGTGCAGTTGAGACGCTTTTACACATCGCAACAGGTGTAGACTGCAGCGCCGAGCTATGCCGGCGGATGGGCGTCGTGCGCCAAACCGCTAACCGGAACGTGGCCCACCTGATCGGTCGCGGCCGGATCGGGAAGGGGCGGGCCCGGTCCAGGCTGGGGCTGGTGCAGCGGTCGAAACACCCGGACCGGACCGGGTTTCGGCTGGAACTGACCCCAGACGGCAGGGAACTTATTGCTAGTACATTTGGACTAGCTGAAGGATGAGGGTGCGCCTGCTCGCCACCGTGACGCTCCCTGTCACAGGGTGCTGGCTTGAGTGGTCGCTGTGGCTGGAACGCCACGGCGGCCGTTCGAGACTTGTTCTGCAGCGGTGCCAAACTCCAGGGAATAGGTGTCACCTAGGACCATGGATCTCGCTGCACTGGCCCTGGCTTTAGGCACTTTTGCCACCCAGGACCCCACCCGTTTTCCGCTGCACCATGCACGGCTGTTCCTTGAGGTTGCCCTGAACGAGCCGGCCACGTTCGAGCACCTGGAGCAGGCCATGAACCTGACCAACTCCAGCGTGTCCCGATCGGTCGCCGCCCTCAGCGATCGCAACCGCCACGGCGACCGCGGCTATCGGCTGCTCACCGTGGAACGCGACCCCGAGGAGGGGCGCCGCTTCCTGGTCCGCTTGAGCCCTAAGGGGCGGCTGCTGCTCCAGCAGCTGCAGCGGATCTGATCACACCACCACCACCACCAACAGAACCACCATGACCGGATCAGTTCGCCGCACGGCGGACGGCTGGATTGCCGATGTCTGCATTAACGGCACCCGCCGCACTGCCAAGCGCAAGACCAAGACCGAGGCCATCGAGGCCAAGCGCCAGCTGCTGGAACTGCTGGTAGCCCGCAGCAGTGGCGAGCCTCAGGGCATCACCATCACCGACGCCCGGGCCCTCTCCCTGCGCATCCGCTGGGCCGGCAAGGCCTTCGAGCGGACCGCTGCCATCTACAGCCAGGCCGCCGTGGATCACTTCGGCCCGCTCACCCAGCTGGGCGGCATCACCGCCCCGGCCGTGGAGGAGTGGCGGCAGTTGCTGCTACACGGCGGCAACCGCCCCGGCACCGTCAACGCCAAGGTGTCCTGCCTGCGGGCCATGTTCAGCGATGCCGTGCTGCATGGGCACCTGGCTGCCATCCCGCCCCTGCCCCGGCAGCTGACCAACCGCAACACCAAGGACCGGATCTTCTCGGATGCTGAGATCGCAGCGTTCTGCGATCGGTTCCATGCCGCAGGCCAACCCGCCGCGGCCGACCTTTTCGTGTTCCTTCTCGAGACCTGCTGCAGGTGGGGCGAAGCCGAGCGGCTGCGTGGGGCTGATGTGGATGTGGATCGGGCCCGCGTCACCTTCTGGGAGACCAAGGCCAACCGCGCCCGCAGCGTGCCGCTCACCCGCCGGGCCCTTGATGCCCTGCTGCCCCACCTGCCGGCCGTGCCGGGCCATCGGGTCTACCCCTACAGCTACCGGCAGTTCAAGTGGTTGTTTGAGTGCGCCAAGGAGGGATTGGGCATCACCGACCCGGCCCTCACGATCCACTGCACCCGCCACACCTGCGCAAGCAAGCTGGCGACCAAGGGGATCCCGCTGCACCAGCTGATGGCGTTCGGCGGCTGGACATCCCTCCAGAGCGTGCAGCGCTACCTCCACCTGCACACCGATGCCCTGGCGTCCTGCGTGGCAGCGCTTGAGGGCTGACTGTGGATGCGTCCACCGGATCACGGAAGGATGCAAACTGGGTGCGGCTGGGTGCAGGTTTCTGCATCCTCCGCACCCTTCTCGTTTCCCGAGAAGCCTTGCCACAACTGGCCGGGGGTCTAGCTATCTGGTGAAAGCAGCGGACTCATAATCCGTTTTCCAGTTCTGCATCCCTGCAGATGTCCGGCCTGAACTGCGGTCAGACGCCCACTGATCAACTCTGCGGGGGTGGGGTGTAATAAGTGCATCCCGCTACAGATGCTGCACCTTGTCTGCATCCTGCAATTCGTCCACCCCCTCGGAGGAGCGTCAGCTGCATCTGGAAATGGCAGCCCAGGAGGCCGCCGCCAACCGCTCACGGATCGCCCGGGCCAAGCTCAAGCAGCAGGAGAAGGAGAGCGCCACCGAATACGGGCGGGCCCTGTTCCACGCCCACGGCGAGCGTGTGGCGCTGGCGCTGGAGCACAAGCTGGGCAAGGCGCTGAACCGCGACGAGGTGGCCGGCCCGTATCACGCCGGCATGTGGCTGCTGTTCCAGCTGGGAGAGAAGGGGCCCCGCTCCATCGCTGCGGTCGCCCTGGGGGTGGTGCTCGATCGGATCAGCAAGCCCGCCAGCCACCGGGCCATGGCATCTGCCATCGGCGCAGCGATCGAGGCAGAGATCAGGGCGCTCCCGATCGAGGACCGCGGCCAAGACCTGCTCCGCATCGCCCGGCGCCGCCACGGCAAGGGGCTGACATCGAAGGCGCGGCTGGAGCAGCTGCGCATCCAGCTGGAGCCCTGGTGTGCCGCCGATCGCTTCCAGGTGGGTGCCTTCCTGCTGGAGATCATCACCACCGAAACCGAGCTACTGCGAACGACGACCAAGCCAGGGCGCCGCGGCCTGCAACTTGAGCCGGCGCCCGTGGTGGCCGAGATCATCGCCGCCCACCCGCCGACACCCGCCAAGGCTCGCAAGCTGCCCATGCTCACCCCGCCCAGGCCGTGGGAGGGGATGACGGGCGGCGGGCACCTGAGCAACACCGAGCTGCTGGTGCGCAGCCGCAAGGGGCATCCGATCGACTACCTCACCACCCAGGCCCTGCAGCCGGCGCTGAAGGTGGTGAACACCCTCCAGGACCAGGGGCTGATGCTGGATCCGTGGATGGTGGGGAACCAGCGGATCGCCTGGGATGCGAACCTGCGCGGCCTGTTCCCGCTGCTGCGCGATCCGGCCGAGGCCCCGCCCAAGCCGGTTGAGCTGGTGGGCAAGGAGGCCATGGCCCGCTGGCATCAGCAGGAGCAGGCGTTCCACCGCGACCGGATCGAGGGCCGGGAAGCCCGCAGCCGCATCGAGGGATCCATCCGCCAGGCCGAGCAGCTGGCCGGCGAGCCGCTCTGGTTCAGCTGGTGCATGGACATCCGCGGCCGGGTCTACACAGCGAACCGGCTCACCACCCACCAGGGCCCCGACCACGAAAAGGCTCAGGTGCTGATCGCCAACGCCAAGCCGTGCGATGACCGGGCCGCCGACTGGATCCTCAAGGCAGCGGCGATCCACTGGGGGATCAAGGGCAGCTGGGCCGACCGGCTGCAGTTCGGCAGGGATCAGATGGAGCGCATGTTGGCTGCGGCCGAGGAACCCCTGGAGCGGGTGCATCTGTGGCGTGATGCCAAGGAGCCGTGGCAGTTCCTGGCATGTTGCCGGGCGCTGCAGCGGTGGATCGAGGACCCCAACCAGTCCATCCATCAGCCGGTGCGGTTGGATCAGACCAGCTCAGGCCCTGGGATCATCGGCGCCCTGCTGCGGGATCGAGGCCTGGCCCGGGCCTGCAACCTGGTCGGCACGACCCGCCACGACCTCTACACCGAGCTGGCCCAGGAGGTGATGCTGCTGCTGCGCTCTGATCTGGAGGCTGGGGATGCCAAGGAGCAGCGGCTGGCGGGCTGGTGGCTGGAGCGCGGCATCAGCCGGGCCATGGCCAAGGTGCCGGTGATGAGCACGGTCTACGGAGCGAAGCTGCTGGGGGTGACCGAGCAGCTGGTGGCCCTGCTGGATGACGCTGAGGGGACCGTGTCGCTGGGGGTGCTGGAGCTCGAGCGGCTGATACCCGCCCGCTACCTGGCGCGGAAGTTTGGCCTGGCCGTTGGCGCCCGGCTGGCTGGCGCAGTGGCATTTCAGGCCTGGCTGCGGGCGGTGGTGCGCTGCTGCAGTGCCAAGAACCAGCCGCTGCGGTGGACGACACCGATGGGGCTGCCCATCCAGCTGGGCAAGGAGCTCACCGCCAGCAGCGGCATCAAGTCGCTGCTGCATGGCACCCGCCGCTGGCAGACCCTGCTCGATGCGCCACCACCGGGGAAGCTCAGCGCCGTGGAGACCGGCCGGTCGATCACCGCCAACTTCATCCACAGCTTTGACGCTGCCTTGGTGTGGGCAATGGTCTGCGATGGTGCAGACAAAGGGGTCACGGTGCTGCCTAACCACGACTGCTTCGCGGTGCCGCCCTGCGATGCCGAGTGGCTGCACAGCACGTTGCTGTGGCGCACCGGGGAGCTCTACCGGCCGGACTGGCTGGCTGAGATCACGGCCGAAATCCAGGCCACGGCTGGGGCGAGGCTGCCGGCGCCGCCGATGGTGGGGACGCTGAAGGTGGGCGAGATCGGCGGGAACCCCTATCTGTTCTCCTAGGGGTATTGCCTAGGTGCCTCCTAGGTGCCATGCTGCTGCAGCAACTCTGCATCCATGCAGCACAAATGGCGCGTGAACTGATCGTGACCCCCGTGGGCGATGCCTACTGGGCCAAGGTGTTTGAGCCTGAGGAGGACCGCTTCGAGGAGGACAAGCCTCGGCAGTGGTCGATCGAGTGGGGCGGACCCCAGAACAGCAAGGATGTGCTGGGGCTGATGCAAACCATTGAGGCCGAGTTCACCCGGATCAATGGCGACGGCGCCAAGCCCAGTAAGAACGCCTGGCCGTTCAAGGAGCAAACCGACAAGGAGGGCAGGAACACCGGCGTGCTGGTGTTCCGCTTCCGCAAGAACGAGACCACCAAGAAGGGCAAGGTGCTGCAGGCCCCGGCCGTCTACGACAGCCACAAGAACCCCTGGCCGGCCGACACCCTGATCGGCAACGGCAGCAAGGTGAAGGTGGCGTTCTCCTGCTACGGCTGGGAGGACAAGTTCGGCAAGAAGGGCATCAGCCTGAGCCTTGAAGCGGTCCAGGTGCTCGACCTGGTGCCGTATGAAGCCCGCGATCCCAGCGATGCGTTTGGGGTGGAGAACGGCTACGTGGTGGACGTCTCCGCCGATGCGTTCAGCGGTGGCGATGAACAGCTCACGCCAAGCCAGCAGCTGCAGCGCCAGGCCGCGCAGCAGATGCTGTCCGAGGAGGAAGTCCCCTTCTGATGAGCCTGCGATCAGCTGACTTTGAGCTGCCGCTGCCGCTCCAACCCAAGGAGCGGCCCCGCTTCTCTGGCCATGCTTACAACAGCAAGAAGTATCGGGACTGGATGACGCAATGCCGAGCAATCCTCGGCGAGTGGTGGACAATCCCGCCGCTCGATAAAGGTCAGCTGCTCGCTGTGCAGTTCACGTTCCGGGGGCCTGGGACCAGCGATCTGGACAACCTCTGCGGTGCGGTGATGGATGCCGGCAAAGGCATCCTCTGGGTCGATGACCGGGTGACGATTCTGAAAAGGCTCGAAGCCGAATGGGAGCAGGCTCCCAAGAAAAAACAATCCATTCTTCTCAAGGTGATCTTTGATGACGCTCACTGCAGTTGCTAACCCGATTGTCATCACGCAGTACCAGGTGCTGCTGGATGACATCGAGCAGGCCAGAAAGGAGGCCGTGCCATCCTTTGAGTACGAAACAAAAGAGGGCGACAAGGCCGCCCGGAGCTACATCTTTCAGTTGCGCAAGCTCCGCGCTCGGGTCGAGTCCGCACGCAAGGAGGCAAAGGCCTACGCCCTGGCCTACGGCAAGCGGGTGGACGAGCAGGCCAAGGATCTCAGCGGCCAGGTGGACGAGCTGATCCAGCCCCACCAGGAGCAGATCGAGGCCATTGCCTGCCGCGAGGCTGAGCGAGTCGCTGCGCATCAGAAGGTGCTTGATTCAGTCGTGCGCCTTGGCGAGCTCCAGTTCGGAGTGGACTCGCGGGAGATCGCGGGCAGGCTCGATGTTCTCGACCAATTCACCTTGGACGGACTGGAGGAGTTCGCCGAGAGGGTTGCCGCCGCGGTGGTGACCTCGCGCCAAGGCTTGCAGCAGGCCCTGCAGCAGGCCGAGCGGAAAGAGGAGCAGGAGCGCGAGCTTGAGCGTCTCCGCAAGGAGCAGCAGGACAGGGAGGAGCGCGAGCGGCAACAGGATCTGGAGCGGAAAGCCCAGGAGCGAGCCGACGAGCTTGCCGCCCAGGCAGCAGCAGATGCCATCGCAGCAGCCGAGGCCAGGGCCGCCGCCGCTGAAGCCAAGGCGGCTCAAGCGGAGGCCGCCGCCAGTCGACCGCCAGCGGTCGCGGCAGTCCCTGCCAAGGCTGAACCTCCCGCCGAAATGGAGCACGGCACTTTCGTTGTGGAGGTTGGGACCTTTGCGACCCAAGCACGGCGAGCCATTGAAGTGCTCGAAAAAAGCATGGGCGGCATGAATCGCCACCAAGTAGCGGAGGCGATAGTCACTGGCCGACTACATCCGGGCCTGCAAGTCCGAATCAACTGGGAGCTACTCAAATGAGCAACCACAACTATCCACCGCAAAGTGAGCAGAGGTGCGGTAACTGCCGTTATTACATGAACTATGAGTGCCATCGCCACGCTCCGGCCCCGATCCCTGGCCTGAGGGGCGAGGCGAAATGGCCAAGCACGGATCATGTGGATTGGTGCGGCGAATGGGCCCCGCAGGAGGTGACTCGATGAGGTGCCCCAACTGCGACCACGACGTGACCCGCGTGTTGGAGACCAGGCCCCGCGAGGACGGCGACCTGCGTTACCGGCGGTGCATGAAATGCGCCCACCGCTTCCCAACCATGGAGCGGGTGTGCGTTAACAACCCAGGCGCCAAGGGCTACCTCGATGCGCCTGCCCTGCGGGTGGTGCCGGAGCCCCAGCAACCCGCCAAGGCGCCAGCCAAGGCCGCCCGCGCTGCTCGGTTCATGCCGGAGGAGGTGCCCGATGGCTTCAGCATCACCGCCGACGCCGCCCCCCTGCTGCTGCAGTGGTGGCGCGAAAGCCGCCGCAGCAAGCACGGCAGCCGGGCCACCTGGACCGAGGCCGCCTGGCTGTCCAGCGCGAGCCGGGTGGGTGCGCTCCCGCCAGCCCGCCAGCTGGAGCTCTGCACCGCTGGGGTGGAGAACGGCTGGATGGCTCTCAAGGAGGACTACCTGGGCGCCCACAAGCCGCTCGGGTTGTCGCAGATCAGCCGCCGGCCCATGCCCAAGGACCCCGCCATGCTCGCCGCGCTGGAGGAGCCATGGCCGGCCTGACCCCCGAGACCTTCCTGGCGGTTGCCGAAATGGTGGCCGGCCATCTGCGGCTCAAGGAGGCCGATCGGTGGAGCCCCCATGTCTGCCGGCTCAAGCTCCACAGCTTCACCGCTGAGTTCCCCGAGGTGAACGACCCGCAGCTGATGTGGGCCGCCGAGAAGTGGATTCAATCCACCGATCCCCAGGCCTTCCACCGCTTCCCGGTTTGGGCTGAGCTGATGGCACCGCTCTACCGGACCGAGGGCGGACTGGCGAATCGCAGCTGGGGCCCGAAGGAGGGCCTGCCCAAGTTCGTGCAGTTCAAGCCGGCCCAGATGGCGCTGCTGCCCGAGGTGCCCGTCTCCATCCATGCCGCGCCCGACCCGGCCAATGCCCAGGCCTATGCACTGGTGCAGGGCAGCCAGCGGCCGGCGCTGCCGCCTGCCGACGAGGCCCAGGGCCTCACCGACGAGCAGTGGCGGGCCTATCTGGAGCGGGTCAAGGAGGAGGCGACATGCAGCCCCTGATCAGCGGCGCCGCACTGCAGGGGATCCTCGAAAAGGGTCTACTGCAGGGCTTCTGGTCGATCGACCAGTTCAACCGCACCAGCAAGAAGGGCGAGCCGGTGCTGCCCACGCCTGGGTTCATCACCGAGCACCCGCAGTTCTTCGACAAGACCCACCGCGATCTCGATGCCTACGCCCAGGGCGCGGGCAGGAGGGATTGGTTTTGACCTGGATCACTCACTACGAGATCGACCAGCCGGTGCGCGTTCGCTACCAGGGCGGATGGCGCAGCGGCCAGGTGGTCACCACCCGCACCCGCAGCTGCATGGTCCTGCTGGTGCGCGGCAGCAATCAACAGACCATCAACATCCACGACCCCCGCAACATCCAGCCATGCCCACCAACCAAGACGACCGGCTCGACCTCGAACGATCAGCTGTCGTTCGATTGAAAGCAGACGCACTGCAGAGGCTGCGACTCGCGCAGCAGAAGGAGGGCTACAGCGAACGGTGGAGCGAACGGTGGTGGGACGGCTATGTGCAGGCGCTGGAGCACGAATGATGGGCTGGAGCGAACCAAAGCGCTACGCATTTGAGGGCCCGGAGCCGAACATCGGCCCAGGCATTAGCCGCCCCAAGCCCAAGGAGTCGGCCAGGCTGTACCGGCTGCGCGTGAAGATCCCAAGCAAGCCTCAGATGACCATCACACTGCCAGCCCCCAGCAGGGGCAAGGCGATCCTCTACTGCCAAAACCGCTGGCCAGGTTGTGATGCGGAGGTGGTGGAGTGAAAGCCCTAATCGACACCGAGGTCTACCTGTTCCGCGCCGCTGCAGCGTGCGAGTTTGAAACCGAGTGGGCCCCGGACGACTGGAGCTACGTCTGCCGTCATGGTGATGCCCAGGCCCTGTTCCAGGACTCCATCGCCGAGATCCTCGACAACCTCCAAGGCCTCCAGCCGGTGCTGGTGTTCTCTGCTGGCGTCTCGTTCCGCTATGGCGTCTGGCCCAAGTACAAGGCCAACCGCAAGAAGTACCGCAAGCCCGCTGGCTACCGGCAGCTCAAGGAGTGGGTGGCCCAGGCCGCGCCATCCCGCGGCTGGCAGGTGGTTGAGCTGCCCGACGTGGAGGGCGACGACGTGCTCGGCATCCTTTACGAGCAGGGCGATGTCATCGCTTCGGTGGACAAGGACATGCTCACCCTCCCCGGCTACCACTTGCGAAACGGGCAGGTCATCGAGGTGTCCGAATACGACGCGAACCTGGCCTTCTACAGCCAGGCCTTGGTGGGTGACACCAGCGACAACTACCCCGGCTGCCCTGGTTTTGGGCCTGTCACCGCTGAGAAGGCGCTGGCCGGCTGCATGACTGAACGGGAGATGTGGGCCGCTGTCGTTGCCGCCTTTGGCAAGAAGGGTCTCGATCAGCGCTACGCCATCACCCAGGCCCGTTGCGCTCGCATCCTCAGGCCAGGCGAATACGACCTCGACACCCACACTGTCCGCTTGTGGGAGCCGCCGGTAACGTAGCGATGTCTGCATGGATGCAGTGTTTCCACTCGTCTCCGACGAACTGATTGCCAGGCTGGACGACACCTTTGGCCGAAAGCCTGATCGCTCAATGAGCCATCGGGAAATCGACCACTGGATCGGCGAGCAGTCAGTCGTGGACTGCATCAAGCGCTGGCACGCCGAACAGCAAGGGGGCCTGGGTTGATGTGCATGGGTTCATCGCCGCCGCGGGCCACGATCACCGTGCCCGACTACGAGCGCTTTGACCGCATGGCTGATCGGCAGATCGGCCTGATGCAATCGAAGATGCAAGGCAAGACGCTGATGGCGCAGGACGCCCTCAACCAGGCCCTGGCCAGCCAGCAAGCGGCGCAGGCCCAACTGCTCGCCGCGCAGGAGGCAGCCGCCAACGCGACTGCTGCAGATGCGCAGCGCATGGCCGCATTGATCGGCACACCCCCACCCGAGCCCACTGCCAAGGCGCCCGTGATTGGCGACAGCCGCCAGGGCATGGACCCCGCAGAGGGCAAGCGCAGCCTGCGCATCGACCGCAAACCCCGCCCCCGATCGTCGGCGTCAGCGGGCCTCAACATCGGAGGCTATTGATCATGTGCATGGGATCCCCACAGCCTCCCACGGTCGTGCAGCAAGGGCCGACCCGGAAGGAAATGAAGCAGCAGAAGGCTGAGCTGAAGGAGGTCAAGCAGGACATGAGGGCCCAGCAGCAGGACTTCCAGGCGCAGCTCCAGGCGCAGATCGACGCCGCAGCCGAGGCCGCTGCTGCTGCAGCCGCTGAGGCGCAGCGCATCACCGAACAGCAGCAGGCCAACGCAGCTGCTGCCAGCCAGACCTACATGACCGATGTGAGCCAGCAAGCCAACAGCGGTGCAGCGCTGACCACGGCAGCGGCGCCAACGGCACCCGCGCCCCGCCGCGCCAGCCTCACCATCAATGGCCAGAGCCGCGCAGGCGCAGGCCTGAACATCGGCGCATGACAGCAGAAGCCCGCTACAAAAAGCTCGAGCCCGCCAGGAACCACTGGATCGACCGTGGGCGGAAGGCTGGAGCGCTGACGCTGCCCTGGCTGCTGCCATCTGATGGCGAGCCCCAGCCGCAGTCGATGGAGGAGATCCAGCACCCGTGGGATGGCATCGGCCAGCGGGGTGTCCACAACATCGCCAGCCGGCTGCTGCTGGCCCTGCTGCCGCCCACCGAGAGCTTCTTCCGGTTCGTCCACGACGACATGGAGTTTGCCCGCCAGCAGGCGGAAGCCGCAGCAATGGGGATGGGCCCCGAGCAAATCGCTGAGCTCAAGACCCAGATCGACAAGACCCTGGGCCTGATGGAACGGGCGGTGCTGCGCAGCATCGAGACCAGCAACGACCGCACCGCGCTGCACGAGGCCCTGCTGCACCTGATCGTGGCCGGCAACTGCATGGCTTATGTGCCCGAGGAAGGGTGCAAGGTGTTCAACCTCTATCGCTATGTCCTGCGGCGCGACCCGATGGGTAAGCCGCTCGAAGCAATCGCCTGCGAGCGGATCCCGGCGGATGAGCTGCCCGAGGCGGCCCGCGAGATCCTCGACAAGGCCGAGCCGATGGATGCCGCCTACGAGGACCTCCCCGGCGGCGGGCGGGAGGAGCAGCCCGACGAGCGAATGGTCAGGGTCTACACCCACATCCGCTGGGAGACGGACAAGTGCCGCTGGTATCAGGAGCTGAAGGGGCGCCGCATCGAGGGCAGCGATGGCAGGGCAGACCGCGACGTGGCGCCGTGGATCCCGCTGCGCATGTTCCGCATCGACGCCGAGGACTACAGCCCCGGCTATGTCGAGGCCGCGTGCATGGCGGACCTGCAGACCGCGAACGCCCTCACCCGGGCCCTGACCGAGGGAGCGCTGGTGTCAGCCATGGTGAAGTTCCTAGCCAAGCCCGGCGCTGCCGTCACCGCCAAGCAGTTCAACGAGGCGGCCAACGGCGCCTGCCTCACCGGCAACCCGGAGGACATCACCGCCGTGCAGGTGGGCAAGGGCAGCGACCTGGCCGTGGCCGAGCAGCGGCTGCAGCGGGTGCAGGCCCGGCTGGCGACCGCCTTCATGCTCACCGATGTGCGCGACAGCGAGCGCACCACCGCCGAGGAGGTGCGGCTGCAGGCCCAGCAGATCGAGAACAGTCTGGGCAGCGTCTACTCGATCCTCACGACCGAGTTCCAGTACCCCTACATCAGCCGCAAGCTGCACCTGCTCACCAAGGCCGGCGGCCTGCCGCCGCTGCCGGATGACTCGATCAAGCCGGTGGTGAGCGTGGGCCTGGCGGCAGTGGGCCGGGGCAACGACCTGGAGCGCCACGCCCGCTTCATGCAGATCCTGCAACAGACGATCACCCCCGAGGGCACGCTGCAATACCTGATGCCCACTGAGCTGATCAGCCGGCTGGCGGCAGCGATGGGCATCGACACGGTGGGCCTGATCAAGACCCAGCAGCAGATCGAAAAGGTGCAGGCCGCGGCCCAGCAGGCGGCCCAGCAGCAGGCCCTGCTGCAGTCGCCGGCGGCGGATCCGCAGAAGCTGGCCACCGCCGCGGCCACCGTTCAGGACATGCAACAACCCACTGAAGAACCCGCCCAATGACCGCCACCCCAATCCAGCCCACCCCCGACCAGCTGGCCCTGGCCGGCCCTGGCTACGACAAGGACGCCCTGGCTGGTTTCCTGCAGGAGATCGCCGAGGAGGACCGGGCCCTTGCCGCCGGCACGCTGGAACCCCCGGCGCCAGCGGTTGCAGCGCCTGACTTCGCCACCCTGGAGGTGCAGGGCGACGAGGTGGAGGCTGAGCAGGAGCAGGGCGAGCAGCGGCCCCTGGCCGGGAAGTTCAAGTCCGCCGAGGATCTGGAGAAGGCCTACCTGGAGCTCCAGAAGAAGCTGGGGCAGCGGGCTGATTCAACCGTCAAGGAAGCTGAGTCTGAGCCCGCCGAGGTCAAGACGCTCACCCGCGAGGAGGCCGTGGCCGGCTACGGCGAGACCGTGGTGGCCGCTGCCGAGCAGGAGGGGATCGACCTGGCGCAGTGGGATGCCGCTGTGCAGCGGGGCGAGGACACCAGCGAAATGCGGCAGAAGCTGGCCGGGGCCCTGGGCCTGCCCGAGGCGCTGATCGAGCGCTACGAGTCGGCCTATCGCCCGGCCGAGGCCCAGCCCGCCACCGCTGGCTTGACCGATGAGGACGCCGCGGCGATCCGTGCTGAGGTGGGCGGCGATGCCAAGTTCGCCGAGATCAGCCAGTGGGCCCTGGCCAACCTGAGCAAGGCCGAGCTGGCCGACTACAACGAGGCCGTCAACACCGGCAACCCGGCTGCGGCCCGCGCTGCTGTGCGCTGGTTGCAGGGCAAGGTCGCCACAGCCGACAAGGAGCCGGCCCTGGTGATGGCCAGCGGCGGCACCGCCAACCCTGCCCTGGATGTGTTCGAGACGGAGGAGGAGGCGATGGAGGCCAAGCAGGTGCTCACCAAAGGCGGCAAGCAGCGCTACCTGGTGGACGAGAAGTACCGCCGCTACATCGACGCCAAGTTTGCACGCTCTCCGATCTTCGTGTAGAAGGTGTGCATGAGTACGTCTGCACTCACGCAGAGCACAGGCCGGCCTAGGCCGACACCCTGACCGCGAATCCGTCGAGATAGCAGAGGCTCACCGCACACATTGCAGTGACCGCTATCAGCCTTTCGCGGCTTGGCCAAGTTAAGGGCAACGCCGCAGACAACTACGCCCTGTTCCTGAAACTGGGCATGTCGGAGGTGTTGACCGCCTTCGACCGCAAGACCGTGTTCACCGGCCGAGTCAAAGAGCGCTCCATCCGGGGCGGTCAAAGTGCTCGGTTCAAGGTGACTGGCCGGCGCATCGCTGGGTATCACACCCCTGGCACGCCGATCACCAACGTCCCCACGGACGCCAACAACCCCAACCCCAGCAACGCACCTTCGGATCACAACGAGGAGATCATCAATCTTGATGGTCTGCTGGTGGCGCCCGACAACGTGTACGACCTGGATGACCTCATGGAGGACGTTCAGTATCGGCAGGACATGATGCACCAGCTGGGCGAGGCCTTGGCACGCGAAAAAGATGCCCGCATTGCGCGGGTGCTCTATGCCGCCGCCAAGCGCTCCACCGAGCCGCTCAGCAAGTCCAGCAACAGCGGGCGCACCGGCACGGCACGGACGCTCAGCGCTGGCTACGCCACCGCCAGCAAGCAGGCCAAGGGTGACGAGCTCGCTTCCGTCATCGGTGACATTAAGGTCGCCATGCAGCGGAAGGATGTCCCCACGGATGACCTGGTGGTTGTCGTGCCCCCCGACGAGTACGACTTCCTCAACGAGGGCAGCAAGGTGATCAATGCCGACTTCAACCAAGGGTCGGCCAATGGCACCTATGGCGGCGGCACCATCGGCCGGGTGAAGGGGCTCCCGATCATGTGGAGCAACCACGTCACCCAGGCGGCCTACACCAACACGTCCTTCGATCGCAACGCGGCCTACCAGCAGAACCTGACCAAGTGCCGGGCTCTGATCTTCCACCGTGATGCGATCGGTGTGCTCACCCTGCGCCGCCCGCAGCTGCAGATGACCGCCCCCGGCGGTGACTACAACGTGGTCTACCAGTCGCAGCTGTTCGTGGCACGCATGGCTATCGGCATGGGGATTCTCCGCGCCGAGTGTGCCGCCGTGATCGAAGTCCCCTAGTCTTGACAGGGGAGAGCGGGCCCTGCCCTTCGGGGTGGGGCTTTTTTGTGCTTGCCGATAACATTGGTCTGCATGGTCGCAGCAGTGATGGGCCTGACGAACCAACGGGCAACGCCAGGCCGCACCACCCTGCTGGAGGCGGTGAACATCGTGCTGATGAACATCGGCGAGCAGCCGGTGTCCACGCTCGAGAACCAGCAGGTGCTGGAGGCCCGCACCGCAGAGGCCACCATCCTGGAGATGCACAAGGAGGGGCAGACCCGCGGCTGGAGCTGGAACAGCGAGCGCGAGTACCCCTTCACCCGCAGTAGCGGCGGGGAGATGGTGCTGCCCGCCAATGTGATCAGCTGGCAGCCGGACCCCTACGAGTTCCAGCACCGCTACCAGTTGCGCGGCCAGCGGGTCTACGACAAGGAGAGCCGCAGCTACCAGATCCCGGTCGCCCAGCTCAAGGCGGATGTGGTGTGGCTGCTGCCCTGGGACGAGTGCCCCGAGGCTTACAACCGCTGGTCGCTTATCCGCGCTGCCAGGGTGTTCAGCGCCCGCACCATCGGCGATGTGAGCGGGGTGCAGTACACCCTGGCGGATGAGCAGCAGGCGCTGATCGAGCTTATGCGGGTGGAGAACACCCAGGAGGCGCCGAACATGATCACCGGCCGCAAGCGGTTCCCCACCTTCCAGCCCGCCGAGGGTCTGACCGATCGGGCCATGGGGGGTGTGTTCCTGTGAGCCTGATCAGCTACCTGATCCCAAACCTGATCCAGGGTGTCAGCCAGCAGCCGGATGCTCAGCGCCAGCCCACCCAGGCCGATGAGCAGATCAATGGGGTGAGCTCAATCAGCGAGGGGCTGCGGAAGCGTGAGGGCAGCCAGGCCCTGGCCAAGATCAGCGACAACTCGCTGGGCAACGTGATGCTGCATCACATCCAGCGCGACCAGGTGGAGCAATACATGGTCGTCATCAGCCGGACAAGGGTGCAGGTGTTTGAGCAGCTCACGGGCGCCGAGCGCACCGTGGTGGCGCCGAACGGCTATGGCTACCTGGCGTCTGGCGCCAACGCTCGCACAGACCTGCGGGCCGCGACGATTGCAGACTTCACCTTCATTAGCAACACAAAGGTCGTGCCGGCGATGACGGCTGCCCTGGCGCCGGCCACGCCGCGGCCCTTTCCCCATGAGTGCCTGGTGTGGGTCAAAGCAGCGAATTACGGGCAGACCTACGAGGTCAACCTGAACGGCACGCTGGTCAGCGTGCAGACCGCCGTGCAGGCGGTGGTGGTTGACGGCAACGGCGACGTGGCTGAAAACCGGATCTCGGCCGCCGACATCGCCGCCAACCTGCGGCAGGGACTGCTGGCTGTCAGCGGCGTGGAGATCAGTCGGCGGGGATCGGTGCTGTGGATCCGCAGCAACAGGCCCATCACGATCGAGGCGACGGACGCCCGCTCCAACAGCGACATCACTGCGATCACCAACACGGTGCAGGCCTTCACCGACCTGCCCACCATCGCCCCCAGGGGCTACCAGGTGGAGGTGGTCGGCGATCCGAGCAACAAGTTCGATGGCTACCACGTTGCCTTTGCGCCTCGCAGCAGTGCGTTTGGCGAGGGGCAGTGGGAAGAAACCGTTGCGCCGGGGGTGCCGTACCAGATCGACCCCAGCACCATGCCCCATGTGCTGGTGCGGAGGCCCAACGGGACCTTCTGGTTTGGCCCGGCCGATGGCACGGTCACGCAAGAAGCAGAGATCCCGTCCTGGGGCCAGCGCACAGCAGGCAATCTGGACTCGGCACCTGACCCAGGCTTCATCGGCCACCCGATTCAGGATGTGTTCGTGTTCAAGAACCGCCTGGGTTTTCTGGCGGACGAGAACATTGCGCTCAGCCGATCGCGGGATTTCTTTGAGTTCTTCCCAGAGACTGCGACAGCAGTTCTGGACACCGACCCCATCGACATCACGGCCACTAACCCCCGCGTGGCGCTGCTCCGCCATGCGATCCCGTATCAAGACGAGCTGATCATCTTTGCCGATCAGATCCAGTTTCGGTTTAACGCATCAGCAGCGGCGCTGACGCCATCGACGGCGCAGATCACGGTGCTCACGCAGTACGAGATCGACCCAGACGTGAGGCCGATCCCGGTTGCTGGCGCGATTGTGTTCTGCCAGGCAAACGGCGAGTGGTCGCAGTTCCGCGAGTTCAGCATCCGTGGTGCTGGAACGGCTTTGGTGGCTGATGCTGCCGATCTGACCAGCTATGTAAGCAGCTATGTTCCTAACGAAGTGCTGCGGCTGGCGGCAAACGACACGGGCTATTCGTGGTTCACAATCTCCGAGAAGCCCGGCTTCCGCAATCACATTTATGTGTTCAAGTATTTCTCTCGCAACGTGGGCGAAGGGATGCAGCGCGAGCAAAGCAGCTGGAGCTATTGGCGGTTCTCCAGTGCGCAGCGAATCCTGCAGATCGTGTGCGTGCAGGAGACGCTGTATGTGGTGATCGAGTACCCCGATGGTGAGGTGTGGCTGGAGAAGCTGTCGGCACGGGACAGCGCCACAGAAGTCAACGGCCGCTCGCCGATGCTCCTCGACCGCATGGTCAGCACGACAGCTGCGACCCCTGGCCCCATCAGGGTGAGCAACGGCGAATACGACGCCGATGCCAAGACGACCACATGGGTCCTGCCTTACAGGGCAGAGTCCCTGACGCAGGCCTGGTCTGGCTATGCGCCTGGCCAGACCGGCGGCGTCCTGCTTGGCGAGACGCTGAGCGGCCGACGCATCACGGCCAGGGGTGACTGGCGCAACAAGGAGGTGTGGTTCGGAGCTGCCTACGAGTTCCTGTACCGCTTCACCCGCTTCCGGCTCTACCGGGATGCCGGCGGCGGCCGGGTGCCGGGCAATGTCGAGCGGCTGCAAGTGCGCCACGCCAAGATCCGCTACCACGGCAGCGAGTTCTTCGAGGCCTGGGTGCTGGCCGAACGCCGCGAGCCGGCTGTCTACACCTTCACCCACAGCGCCCTGGCGGTCCGCAATTCGCTGGTCGGCATCGAGGAGGAGGGCCCCTACGCCGACTCGCTGCAGGAGGGGGTGTTCACGGTGCCGATCCAGTCAAACGGCGAGAAGTGCGTGGTCGAGCTGCGCAACAGCACCGCCCGCCCGTGCCGCTTCGCCAGCTGCGAATGGGTGGGGATGGTTCACACCAAGGCGAGGGCAATGCGATGAACTGGGCGTCGCCGACAAGAGAGCGGGTGCTGCACATCGCCCGCCACCTGCGCAAGCAGGATGCCTTCGAGGTGTTCTGCAGTAATGGGATGCAACCGGCGGAAGCTGTGATGACCAGCTGGCAGAACAGCCCTGATTGCCGTTGCATAGAGGGCGACAGCGGAGAGCCAGTGGGCCTGTGTGGCATTGCGCCAAGGGGGAGGATTTGGCTGCTGGCCACCGATGGCCTGCTGGCCACACCGTCCCATCGCCGGCAGTTCTCCAGGGGTGCAAAGCTCTGGACGGATGAGCTGATCGCCGATGGCGCCGGCCCGCTGTGGAACCTGGCCCTGGCCAGCAATGTGATCACCCTGCGGTGGCTGCGGTCGCTGGGGTTTGAGATCGACAGGCCTGCGCCGCACGGGCCCTGCGGGCAGCTGTTCGCCTACTTCGAGAGGAGGGCGTGATGGTCGCGCCCCTGATGGGTCTATCCCTGGCGATGGGTGGCCTGAACGCAGGCCTGGGGATCGTTGGCGCTTCGCAGGAGCAGGCCGCCGCCGAGCAGGACTATCTCAACCAGCGAGCGCTGCAGGGCGCCAATCAGCAGTTCGCCCAGTGGCAGGCGGCGTTCACCAAGCGCTACACCGACGCAAACCAGCAGTACCAATACTGGCAATCGACGCTGGCCTACAACCAGCAGCGGGCCTATGTGAACAGCCTGCGCAACTTTGAGCTGAGCAAGGCGATCGCTCAGGCCGAAGTGGTGGGGCAGACGCGGGCCGCGGCCGGCGCTGACTTTGCCCTGCAGTCGCAGGCGCTGAGCCAGCAGTTCGCCGAGGCCTCAATGGCTGATGCCGTGGCCTACCAGCAGTACCAGGTGGCAGCGCTCAAGGCGCGGGCATCGGTGGCGGCCAGTGGGCAGGAAGGCGGCAGCATCGACCGGCTGATCAACGACTACGCCCGCCAGCAGGGCGACTACGCCACGATCCAGCAGATCAACGAGGGGCTGCGCAGCAGGCAGTACACGCGGGCGCAGACCGCGCAGGTGACGCAGTTCCTGAGCCGGTACAACAGCCAGCAGTTCTACGAGCAGCAGCCGTATCTGGAGCCGATGCGGCCCTTCCAGCCGCTGCCGACGCTGCTGGCCCCACCTGCGCCGACGCTCACCGGTGCGCGGCCGAGTAGCGGCCCTGGCGTGCTGGGCGGGCTGACCGGCCTGATGGGTGGCGTGAGCACCGGCCTCAGCGCCTACTCCACCCTCTCCAACATTGCAGCCGGCGCATGAGCAGGGACCTTCCGCTGAACCAGATCCGCCCCGAGGCGCAGCCGCTGAGCACCTTCATCCAGCCTGCGCAGCGGCAGGTGGCAGCACCGGCTGGGCCGCTGGAGATCCCGCGGGTGGCGCAGATCAATGTGATCCAGCAAGGCAGCGGCGGCAGCATCGGCGGCGCCAACAACTTCGCCCGCACTGCTGCAGCGCTGGCGCCGTTCAACCAGCAGCTGACGCAGCTGGTGGGCACCGGGCTGGCGCTCTACGCCAAGAACGAGGTGCAGCAGGGCATCAACGAGGCGATGCGGGCCAAGGCGCTGCTCGATGGGCAGACGGCCCAGTCCGGAGCCGAGTACGCGGCCGAGAACCGCAAGCTGTCGGTGCAGGACCCGATCGCGGGCCTGATGATGGATCAGGTCAACCCGTTCCGCGCAGCAGGGCGACAGCGGGCGTTGACCGAGCTGGCCGCGGCCGAAGCCCCGGGCGCGATGCTCACGGCCTACCGGAGCATGGAAGGGGCCTACCTACTCAATCCCGGCGACCCGAAGCTGGGGCAGCTCAAGGCCGAGGTGACCCAGGGCCTGGTGCAGAAGTACCAGCTGGATGAGAGCTCCCCGGGGTTCGCGCAGAAGTTCCTGCCGCAGCTGAACCAGGCCAGCGACAAGATCACGGAGCTGCAGTGGAAAGACCGCCAGGACTATCTCAAGGACTCGGTGTGGCGCACAGCCCAGGCGCAGCTGCTGGGCATCTACGGGACCGCGCTGCGGGATGGCATCGAGATCAACGGCGAGCGCATCACCCCCAAGCAGGGCAACCGATTCCGCACCGCCGTCGTTGCCGCATGGACGCTGACGCTCGATGGGTTCGCGGACGAGCTGGGGATCGCTGGCGAGGTGATCCCGATGAAGGTGAAGGCGATCGAGGGTGCACTGGCGCTGGCCGAGTCAGCCGGGAACACGGAGCTGCGGGACCTGCTGCGGCAGATCAGCGTCGGTCCGCCGGACAAGTTCGGGCAGCGGCCGAACGCCATATTCTACATGACGGCCGAAGCGCTCGATGCCGAGATCAAATACGGGGAGGTGTTCTACAAGCGGCAGCAGCGCGAGCAGGAATCGCTGGGCCAGGCGTACCAGGACGAGCTGATCAACAAGACCTATGGGATGCCTGATGGCGCGACCCGGTTGCAGGCGATCGAGGAGCTGCGGGATGACCCACGCTTCAAGGCTCTGCCGCTGAGCCAGAAGCTGGAGGCCGAGCAGAGCGTCAGCACCACCATCGACAAGGTGACGGCCCTGGGCCGCAGCGCCGATGGGGTGGCGGCCCTGTTGCAGGACATGGACGGCCGGGTGGGGACCCAGTGGAACGCCAGCGAGGCCGTCAGCGAGTTCGAGGCGGCCCTGGCCGGGGCCCCGGAGGATCAGAAGCCTGCGCTGCGGCAGCAGTTCGCCGCGATCAGCCGCCGCAACAACGAGCGCGAGGCATCGCCCACCAGCCGCGAAGCCAATGGGGTGATCGACCGCAAGATCAAGGCCAACCTGCTCGCCAACTACCCCCGCACGGTCACCGAAGCAGCGCTGCGCGGCGGCAACATCGAGCAGGTGATGGCTGGCCTGGGCGATGCCAACGCCGCGCAGTCGGCGCAGCGGCAGTATTCGGCCTATCAGGCGCACGTCCGCAACCGGATCTCGGAGGCCGAGGGCAAGAAGGGAGCACCGCTCACGGCAGCGGAGACGGCTTCCGTGGCCACCCAGGCAGTTGATGAATACGGGCGCAGCGACCAGGCCGCTCGCAAGTACCTGTTCCCCGGGGTCGATGGCCAGCCGGGTGCTGCCGGCAGCCAGCCGCAGCAGCAGGGAGCAGCAGCAGGGAGCAGCGCCCAGCAGCAGGGCCCGCCACCTGGCACCAGGCCCGCCACCAAGCCGGTGTACCCCAGCGGCCAGCTGGACAACATCCCCGACCGGCAGAGCCGGGTGCGCAGCTGGCGATCCGAGCCGGTGCTGGATCAGCAGTCCGTGGTGACGGAAGGCAACCGGATCCTCTACGAGGGCGGCAAACCCAGCGCAGCGCTGCAGCGGTTCGCCAAGGACGCCGGCACCACCCCAGGCGCCCTGCTGAACAAGCACATCGACTACTACCCCGGGGGCATCCGAGTGACACCAGAAGAACGCGACCGGCTGCAGCGCGACGGCCGGCGGGCGCAGGCCACCCGCAGCGCAGCGCAGCCCACGCAGACCGCTGCCAGATCGCCACAGGACAGCCCGGTAGCGCGGGCGGCTGGCTGGATGCTCGACATGGTGATGGGCACCCGGCCGGCTGTTGCATCACAGTCCCAGCCCCGGCTGCGGTCGGCGGTGGGTGTCGGCGGCGGTGGGCAGGTGGCGATGAGGAGTGGGGGCATCAGCAGCGGCGGCGTCTACACCGCAGCGCCTGGCTTGAGCCCTCAACAGCGTGCGCTGCTGCGCACCATCCGATGGGCCGAGGGCACGGCGGGGCCTGACGGCTACCGGACCATGTTCACTGGCGCAAAGTTCAGCGACCTCAGCCGCCACCCCAGGCGCATCAACAGCAGCAACGGCCTGTCGTCCGATGCGGCCGGCGCCTACCAGTTCCTGTCAACCACCTGGGACCGCGTTGGGGGTGGGGCGATGACCCCGGCCCGGCAGGACAAGGCCGCGCTGGAGCTGGTGCGGCTTCGCGGAGTGGACCCGCGCTTGCCCGGCGGCTTCACGTTGCAGGTGGCCGACCGCCTTGCGCCCGAATGGGCCAGCTTCCCGGCCGCGAAAACCGGCACCAGCTACTACGGGCAGGGTGGCAAGAGCTTCGCTCAGCTCAAGGCCTACTACGACCGGGTGCTGCGGGAGGAGATGGGCAGATGACAACGCCGACCCAACTCGCCAGGAGATAGCCCATGCCACTGAAACTCACCGGCCCCGCGCAGCCTGTCGTCCGCGACCAGCCCCAGACCAAGTACACCGACGAGAACCGCCCGATCGGCGCCAAGTCCATCCTGGGCGGCCGGCAGGTGGTGTGGGCTGGGCCAGATTGGCGGTGGCAGTCGCCCAAGTCCTTCGGGAAGCTCAAGGGCAGCGGCAAGCTCAACCGCTCGATCTTCAGCGATCCGCTGGGGGTGATCGGCAACGAGCTGCGCTACATGGGCCGCCAGGTGCAGGACACCAACAGGCGGCCGCAACAGGGTCCTGGCGGCCCGGTTGTTTCGGCGCTACGGAATGCCAGCCGGGGCATACTCGCTATCCCCGGCGCCGGGTTGAGCCCGTTGCTCATGCTGGCGGGGCAGAGCCAGACCGGCCGAAACGCGATCGCCGGCCTCACAGTGGGGGCGCAAGAAAACGCGGCCAAGCTCGGCATCGCGCTCACCCAGAAGGTGCGCGGGCGCCCGGCCAACCCGGAGAACAGCAGGGCCAACAGCTTGGTTGAGCGGGTCAGCGATGCCGGCTACAGGGTGCTGGGCGCCACGCCCCCGGGCCAGCAGAACCAGTTTGAGCGGGGCCTGGATGCGGTCGCCCGCGGTACTGGCGCTGGCATCGTCGGCACCGCCGTGGCGGCCAAGGCCATCCCCGCCATCGGTGTTGGCGCCGCTGGCGCCGCGGTGACCGGCGGCTTGCGGCTTGCGGCTGGTGAGGTGCTGAGCACCTTCTTCGATGACAACCGTGGCGGCAACCTGGCCAACCTGGGCGAGGCCGTTGGCCGGCCGCTGCCCCTGTCGGTGAATGTCGGCGAGGACGACTGGATCGACTCGGCGGTGAAGTCGCTGATCCCCAATGCCATCCCCGGCCTGGCGCTGGGTGGCGTGGGCGAAGCAGTCGGGGGCTTCAGGAACACCCGTCGCTGGCTGAGGGATCGCCGCACGGTTTCGCAGGTCACGGATGCCCGCACGCAGCTGCAGCAGGCCGGTGTCACCCAGACCGATCCGGCCACGGGTGCGACGGCCTTCAAGCCGACTGAGCCCGACCCGACCGGCCAGCAGGCGCGAATCAACCAGTTCTTCGAGGACATCGGCGAAACCGACCAGCCGCAGACGGTGTTCGGCAGCTTGCGGGGCGGCCAGCAGGCGGCGCCGGCCAAGCCCCCGGCCAGCACGGCCATGGATGAGTGGGCTGGCCCAGTCCGCGACCGCCCAGCCGGCGAGGCCCCTCCGGCCCCGGCCGCAGGCCTTGGCGACCCATGGAACGACTCGCCCGACCCGGCACCCAAGACCGACGCCGAACCGGCCGCGGCGCCTGCTGTTGGCGGCGAGCTGGAGGTGGAGGGCGTCGAGATCGACCCGTTCGAGCTGATCTACGACCCCGAGCTTCCCGAGGCGGATGTGGTGTTCAACCTCGTCCGGGACCTGGACGACACCGACCTGCAGGCGCTGCTGGCCCAGCCCGGCCCGGTGGTGCCGCGCATTGACGAGCTGCTCGCCGCCAGGGAGGCCATGCCGGTGCGGCCCGAGCTGGAGCAGGGCCGGGTGATGGCACCGGCCGAGAGCGTGGCTGAGCGGATCGGCGGCGATGGCCAGCCGCTGCCCTACGAGCAGACGCTGGAGGCGATGCCGCTGGAGACGCTGCGGGGCGTCGCCGCACCGGAGAACAACCCGGCCCTGGCCCAGCTGATCGGCGACATCACCGGCCGCGAGTTCGAGGAGTTCACCAAGGCCGACATCATCGAGGGCCTCGCCAAGTACCGGGAGCAGTCCGGCCAGGCCCTGCTGGTTCGTGACTGGCAGCAGTCCTTCCGCCCCACGGGCGAGATCCAAGCCGACCCGCTGCGCTTCCAGTACAAGCAAGGCGTCAACGAGGCCGGCGAGCAGCGCGGCAACAGCCTGGACGGGGTGGATCGTTGGGACACGGTTGCCGAGGGAACGCTAGATGTGTGGACCGACCCGGCCAACAACACCGCCTATGTGGTGAACGGCCACAACCGGCTGGCGCGAGCCAATCAGCTCGGGATTCCCACACTGCCCACCCGCGAGCTGCCGGCCGCCACCGCTGAGGAGGCCCGGGCGTTGGGGGCGCTGGCGAACATCAAGGAGGGACGCGGCACGGTGTTCGATGCCGCCAAGTTCATGCGCGACACCGGCATCACCAGCCCCGAGCAGCTGCAGCGGATGGGTGCGCCGATGACCGATGGGCACGCTGCCCGTGGACTGGCGTTGTCTCAGCTGCCAGACAACATCTTCCAAGCTGCCGTCGATGGCCGGCTGTCGGTTGGCAAGGCCGCGGCGCTGGGCGGCAGCGGGCTGGACGAGACGCAGATGCAGAGGGCCTACAAGGCGCTGTCCTCTGGCAAGGACATGAGCGATGCCAAGTTCAGCGAGATCGTCCAGCAGGTCCGCAACGCCCCGGTGGTCGAGGGCAGCCAGGTGGATCTGTTCGGCAACACCGAGGCCATGTCCCTGATGGGGCAGAAGGCCGATCTGGTGACCGCCATCCGCGGCGACCTGCTGAAGGAAAAGCGGGTGTTTGGCACCGCCGCCCGTGGCGCCGGCCGCCTAGAGCAGGGCGGCAACGTCATCAACGTGGAGAACAGCCGCGCCATCGCTGCCGATGCCGGCCAGGTGCTGGGCATGTTCGATCAGCTCAAGTACGCCCCGGGCCCAGTCGGCGAGCTGCTCAACGACGGTGCCCGCCAGATCGCCGAGGGTGCCAAGCCCGGGGTGATCGCCGACCGGATCCGCGGGCAGGTGGCGGAAGCGGTGCGGAGCGCCATGGACGAGCAGGGCCTGCCCACCGCACGCCCGGCTGCCGCTGCTGCAGAGGCTGCAGAGGCTGCCCCCCAGGTGGTGGAGCTCACCCCCGAGCAGCGCCAGGCTGCGCAGATCGAGGTGATCCGCCGCGCTGTGGATGAAGCCGAGGTGCGGCCACCCGAGACACCGATCCCCGAGCTGCCCGATGGTCCGGCGCTCACCCCTGATCTGGCCAGGGCCGACCTGGAGACCCGCGGCGGCCAGGTGGAGCCCGGCACCCCCGCTGCGCAGGCCGTGGCGGATGAGATCCGGCTGACGGCTGAGTTCGCCGAGCGCGATGCGCAGATGCGGGCCATCGCCGAGGAGGGCGCCAAGGACGCGATGGGCTACGAGCTCAAGACCTTCGAGGAGAAGAAGGCGCTGGGGATGACGGATGGGTATGACCCCGAGCCGGTGATGCCCACTGAGGTGATGCCCCGCGACACCGGGCCATCCATCGCGGACATGTTCGAGCAGCAGTCCAGGGATCTCGCGCAGTCGGATGCGCGGCTGTACCGGAGGGCGGGCGAAGGACTGCAGCGGATGCGGGAGGGGCTGGATCAGCTGGATCAGTTGGAGGATCCGGCGCTGGCCCCCGCCCCGGTGCGCCCCGAGCCGCTGCAGCTGGCGGATGGGCCGCCGATCGAGCTGGACACCAGGGGCAAAGGCGAGTTCTTCCATGGCGCCGCCAGCGAGTTCGAGCTGGAGCGCGGTGGAGAGTTCGGAGGCGATGGCATGAACATCTACGGCTACGGCTTCTATGTCACCGACGACATCAAGACCGCTGCCGGGTATCGCAAGAAGAACGCTGGCGGGGCAAAGACCGGCGGCGTGGTCTACCGGATCACCGAGCTGTCCCCGGTCAAGCTCTACGACCTGGACAAGCCGCTCACCAAGGCCGACGTGAAGCGCCTGCGCCCCAGCCTCTCCACTCGCGGCCGGGAGCTGTTTGACGAGGCCATTGAGCAGTTCGAGGCGCTGCCCACGCTGGCCCAGGCCATGGATGAAATGCGGGCCTGGTCACGCGAGTTCGACATGCCCGCCCATCAAGTACAGGAGGAGTTCTTCGGGATGCAGGAGGCTCTGGAGAAGCAAGGCTACGGCGGCTACACCCATCAGGGCGGCAACCTCGCCGGCAAGGGCAAGCGGCTGCACCAAGTCCGCATCTACTGGGATCCGGCCGAAAAGCTGGCCATCGAGAAAGTGGACCCGATGATGGGCGAGCCCCGCACCAAGACAGCCGACCAGGCCACCCGCCAACAGATCCAAGCCAACGAACAGCGGATGGCTGAACTGCGCCGCAAAATGCAAGACGAGGGCTGCTCGCTATGACCAACTGCAACAGCTACGACGACGCGTACAAGAAGCTGCAGGAGGACAACGACCGCCTGCGGCAGGAGCTCTCCACATCCGAGGCCGCACGCAAGGCAGGCGAGGCCTTCCTGCGCACCGAGGTGAAAAAGCAGTGGGTGTTCAAGATGCAGGACGGCTCGGTCCGTTCGCTTACGGATGCCGACATCGACCGGGCCTACAGCGATTTCGCCAACCGGCTGGAGTCGAAAGAGCTTGATCAGATGATCGAGCGAGGTGTCGGCAACCGCTCCAAGCCGGTCGGCAGCAAAGGCCGGTTCGTCAACTACCGGATGCTGATTGACAACGCCAACATCAGCGATGCCGAGGACTGGCTGCGGCTCACCGAGGCGCTGGTCGGCACCTGGAAGCAGATGGCGCCCGAGGACTTCCGCCTGGTGACGGAGGTGTGGGGCCGCGACCGGCTACTGGAAACCGTGGCCAATGCCTACAAGGAGTACATCGACGCAGACGCCATCGCCGCCGCCCTGGCCAACAACACCGCAGGGTTTATGAACCTGGCCGAGAAGATGACCCGCCTGCGGTTCGTCTCCGACATGGCCAAAGAGGGCTATCTGGAGACGTTGGACCAGATTTACCAGTTCATGGTCAGCACCAGCACCAAGGTGCCTGATGGCCTCAAGCGGCGGGGCTGGGGCTCCTACAAGACAGCGCTGATTGCCGAGCGGAGCGTGGCGACTGCCAAGCGCAACACCGGCCAGGCCCTGCGGTCGCTGCAGACCGACTTTGACCGGCCGGAGATGTTCATGCCCGACATGGCCGAGGCAGCGCAGACGCTGGGCGCCAAGGCCGCAGACGTGAAGCCGGATGAGCACTTCGCCAAGGTGATCCAGGCGATCGACAACGGCGACGCCGAGGCAATCAAGCAGCTGCGGATCGCGGCGATGCTCGACTCGATCGACCCCAACGTCACCCTGGGCAAGGGCTGGGCCAACACCCACATGCGCTTTGGCAATGCGCTGGTGAAGGACGCCCAGCTGACCAACTTCGGCAGCCAGGTGCGGGCCAACATGCTCGGCACCTGGCTGGCCAACACCCACGGGTTTGCCCACCAGGCGTTCGAGAACATCGGCAACCTCACCCCCAACGGCACGAAGTTCAGCCGCGAAGCGTTTGGCGAGGGGCTGCGGGTGGCGTGGGAGAGCGCCAAATACTCCCACGACGGGGTGCGGCGTGCCTGGCGCGAGCTGGCGGCTGATTCCTTCTTCCGTGGCGATGCACCGTTCGGTGGCAACCTCGACACCTACGGGCCCCGGGCCAGCGGCAACGATCAGCTGCTCGCCCAGGTGAAGGGCCTGTTGGATGAGCCGTTTTTGCCCGGCGGCCCGCTGCGGCCGGAGAACTGGGCCCGCACGGTCCACAAGATCCAGGCCGGCACGCGGATGCTCGCCTTCCACTGGACCGGCCGGCATGAGGTGCTCACCCCGGCGCTGCGGGCGATGAGCGCCACCGACAGCGTGCTCGGCTACGACGCCTTCCTGTTCAAGCTCAAGAACGATCTGGAGATCAAGGCACGCCGCGACGGTGCGCAGCTGGGCCTGCTCGACCAGCGCAGCCGCGAGGAGTGGGTGGAGAAGCAGCTGGACAACGCCTTCTACCAGCTGGCGCCCACCGAGGAGAACGTGCTGGCCTTCCGCCGGCAGCACAAGCTCAAGGGCAGCGACATCAGCGACGACGAGATCCGCTTGATCATCACGGCCGATCGCGCTCGCAACACCTACGGCTACCCCACGCTCGACACGCCCGAGGCCCAGGGCGCCATGGACTACAGCCTGCGCAACCGGATGCAGAGCGCCCCCGAGGGTGGGCTGCCTGCCGCCATCGACGAGGCGGTGATGACCGCCCGCAAGCACTGGGCCATTGACTCGCTGGTGCCCTACTGGCGGGCGCCGTTCAACCAGTTCCTGTTCGACACCCGCCTCACCTTCGGCCCGCTGGCCGAGACGGTCGAGGTGATCTTCGGCAAGAACCCCACCCAGGAGCAGATCGCCAAGGTGCAGGCCGGCTGGGTCACCACGGGCGGGCTGCTGGGCCTGTTCGCTGGGCTGGACATGGCCGGGCTGATCGAGGGCAACGGCCCGCTGCCGCCCGAGGCACGCCGCGCCTTCCTGCTGGAGGGCCGCAAGCCCAACAGCATCGCCGGCATCCCCTACCTGGGCGGCCTGCCGATTCTCAACACGCTGTTCCTGTGGAAGGACATCAAGGAAACCTTCGTCAGCGGCAACTACTCCAACTTCGACCAATACAACGCCTTCTGGGGGATCGCCCAGGTGCTCACCAGCCAGCTGATCCGCCAGACCGGCTTCGGCCAGATGCAGCAGCTGATCGACGCACTGCTCGACCCCGAGAACGAAATGCCGCGACTGGTGGGCTGGCTGGGCCAGGGCCAGCTGCCGCTCAGCGGCGTCATGCGCGACGCGCAGCGCGTGACCGGCTTCGGTGGCGCTGACCTCTACCAGGACCGCGACCCGCTGGGCGAGGAGCGCTACGGGCTGGGCGAGGAGGACTGGCAGACCAAGACCGAACGCGGCCTGCGCGGCCTGGCCTACGGCACCATCCCCCTGCTGGGCATCCCCGGCGGCGCACCACGCAAGGAGCAGGACTTCCTGGGCCAGCCGATCCAGCTCGAGTTCGGCGCCGACTGGAAGGAAGCACTCAAGAGCCGCTTCCACCCCCGCATGTGGCCCCGCGCCAACCAGCGGGTCTATGCCGAGCTCGATGCGCAGGGCCAGCTCCGGCTGCCGCTGCCGCTGCTCACCCGCCGGCTGGAGGGCGTGGCGATGTCTGCAGAGCTGCAGAAGGAGTACAACGACGCCTTCGGCACCGTGAAGGGCAGCATCCCCCTGGAGGCCCGCGCAGAGCTGGCTGGCCGGAAGGTCAACGTCACCTTCAGCTTTAAGAAGGAGATCCCGATCGACCTCCGCAACCAGTTCGCCGGCTCTGGTGTGGTGGTCACCAAGGCGGGCGACTCAGCCACGATCGACCTGGGGCCGTTCCTGAGCAAGCACGCCAAGGGCAAGACGATCGTGGAGGCCTTCACCAGCCTGTTCAACGATCCGGTGTACCAGCGGATGCAGGACCAGCCCGGCACCACTTCCGATCTGGAGGTGCGCGACATGCCGCCATCGCAGCGCCGGCAGCAGGCCGCATCGCGGATGATCCAGGGCATCTACGACCACTACTCCCTGCTCACGCTCGATCAGCTCAACGCATCCGGCACCCCAGCCGCCCAGGACTGGCGCCAGAAGCGCACCGCCATCGCCGAGCAGCAGTTCACCCAGCAGACCAACCGGCTGCAGGATCTGATGGAGGCCCTGGGCCAGCCCGCCCTGAGGTAGCGCTGGCGCTGGAGAGAGGCACAATGGATCTGCAGCGGTGCAGAGCAAGTGCCCCAGTCCTACGTCTCCTACCCCGGCGACGGGAGCACCAGAGGGTTTAATGTGCCGTTCCCCTACCTTAGCCGAGCCCACATCAGGGTTGGCTTTGGCTGGGACTACTTCGATGACTCGCTGACAACTGAGCTGCTGGAGCCGGCCGACTACACCTGGATCAACGGCACTCGCATCCAGCTGACGACAGCACCCGCTTCGGGCGCCGAGTTGACCATCCTGCGGCAGACGCCGCAAAACAATCAGCTGGTGCAGTGGGTCGATGGCTCGACACTGCAAGCATCTGATCACAACCTGGCGGACCAGCAGGCGCTTTACCTGCTGCAAGAGTTGATCGACCGCAGCCGCTTTGCTGCGCTGTCAGAAGCGGCAGTCGCTGCGGATTACGCCAGCAATGCAGGCTTCGCGCAGAACGCCGGCAGCGCCAACCGCGCAGCGCGACTCACCACGCCACGCAACATCAATGGGGTGCCGTTTGATGGCACCGCCAACATCACAGTCGCAGCCTCGCCTAGCGATCAGCGGCCCAAAGTGTTTTATGTGCGCAACGATGGCAGCAACCAGCGTGATGGCCGCAATCCACACAATGCGTTCCAAAACATCGAGCACGCGCTTGACCAAATCAATGCCTTCCAGCTTCCGCAACCGTGGACCGTTGTTCTGCTCGATGGGCTAAGCACAGGCGGCGAACTGGACGTCCCAGATAACACCACCATTTTGGGCGCCAACTTCCAGCGGCGCACCATTATTCAGCCAACATCGGGGAATGAAGTCCGCAATGTGTTCCGCTGCGGCAATGGCTCTCACTTGGTCAATCTCAAGTTTGCAGGGTGGCGCGTTGATGACTTCAACACCCCGACGAAGGGCTTTGCGATGACCTTCCGACCAGGGGCGACAATCCTCCCTGGCGGAGTGCCTTACGGGCAGAACTGCGTGGTGAGCAGCGCTGACGCGCAGATCCCCACGCCACTACCGGTAGATGCAGCAGCGGGCAACCCGAACTATCCCAAGGGCGGCGGGTGCGTGCTTGCCGATGCTTCGGTGCTGTCGCCCTACAGCGTCTATCCCAACATTATGACGTGGGGCTTTACGCCGAGTTGCCCCAATGGCTTGGGCTATGTCGCCCGGAATCGCGGCTTTGTCAACCCGGTCAACGCGATTGGCGTCGGCCAACACCGCCATTTCATGTGCCTAGATGGCGGGCAAATGGTAGTCAGTGGCTCCAGCTCACAGTTTGGCGACTACAGCTTCTGGAGTGAAGGCTCCACGCAGCGGATAGCGCCGCTCAAGGTAACGCCTTCTTTGGTCAGCAGTCAGAACGGCGTGGCGGCAATCATCGCTGGCGCCAAGAGCGCACTTGTGAACGATGCTTGGCAGTTCTTGGTGGCCAACCACGGGGCGGGCAGCTGGCCGGCGGGATACGAAGCGCTGACACGCAAAGACTCTGGCCTATTCCTTGATGCCGTCAGTTCTGCGCTATCAACTGGGTACGAGCGGCCCATGCTTCACTTTGCCGAGGGCATGTTTGGCTTTGACGGGGTATGCGTCTACGACTTCACCTACCACACTGCGTTCAAGGCTGCATGGAATCGGATTACGTCCCAACTGATTGCCGGAGGCCAACTGAGCGCTGGCTCGGTCACCTTCCTCAATGCGTTGGTCAGCCGGCTGCGGGCAACGCTCGACAACTACTGGCACGAGGTAGGGGCTGGCCCACCGCCAACGCCTGTCGAACCGGTGCGCCGGAAGCTGCGCAGTCTGATCACTGCCATCAACCACCAGTGGACCGCGCCGATGGCGGGCATCGAGTTCTACCGGGTGCCGCCGGCCCGTGACGCACGGCGCATCCAGCGCAGCATCGTGCAGCGCAATGGCGGTCGGGTGCGGTTCTCGGGTCAGGACGACGCCGGCAATGCGGTGTTCGTCGGCGGCCTGGTGATTGACGCCCGCAGCGGGCAGCTGGGCGGCCCACCGTTCGACTCAGCAATCCGCGGCCGGGTCACCCGCGCCGTTATCTCAAGGAGCTACTGACCATGCCCCGCATCAAGACCGACCAGCCATCGAGCGGCAAGCCGCTGCTGCTCTACGTCCCATCGACTACCAACAACGGTTTCGTGCCGACAACGTGGACAACGATTGTCGAGGCGCCGGACTTCACCATCCCCGCCTCAGGTGACGACGGGGGGGTGCTTGACCCCGCCGATGCCGGCCGGGAGCTCCGCGCAGGCGAGGTGTTCATTGAGGCGCCACTGCAGGCAATCAACCACAGCGCAACTCGGCGGTGGGTGGAGTTGCAGATGCTGCTGGAGGGCAGCGGCGGTCAAGCTGTCGCGGTGTCACCGCAGATCGCGGTGCCAGCCAAGGAGTCGATCTTCGTGTCTATCCAAGGGCTGCGGCTGCTTAAGACCAACCTCAGCAATACGGGGCCCGGTGGACGGCTGCAGGTTCGGGCTGAGGCCGCTGATGCCATCACGGTGATCGGCACCGCGGTGGAACTGGAAGCGCTCAACCACGCCCCTGACACGGAAGCATGATGGACAACCTCAGGACAGGATCTGGCAGCTTGCTGCGCACGCAGAAGCTGGCCGTGACGCCAGTGCCAGTGCCCTACGACGCCACTGCAGTGCCGGGCGCTGTCGTGCTCGGCAGTAACGGCAGGCTCTACGCCTCTGCAGTGCCACCAGGCAAGAGTGCCTACGAATGGGTCTCCCTGCTGGGGCAGACGGAGCTCGCCGCGCTCTACATCGGCGAAGGACTGCCCTCTGCCGACGTCAGCGGCGTCGCGTCGCCAAAACTGCAAATCGAAGGGGCCGGGGGCGAGTTCGGCGGGTCATCAATGGCCCTGATTCGGCACGTTGACTCGACTGCGCAACCAGGCTTAGCGCTGTGCAAGACCCGTGGCGCAGCATCTGGCTCTCGAACCCTGGTGCAGAACCAGGACCGACTGGGCTCAATCAGCTTCCAAGGCGCTGACGGCCAGAAGTTCGTAGTGGGCGCCGTCATTCGCGGGGTCGTGGATGGAACGCCCGGCCTGAACCAGATGCCGGCGATGCTGGACTTCACGGTGACTCCGCCCGGGGTATTCACACCGAACCCTGGCACCGACTTTGCGGTGCTAGCGATGCGGATCACATCGGCCGGGAAGGTGCTGATCGGCAACACGACCGGCACTGAGCGGCTGTCGGTCACCGGCAACATCCAACTCACCGGCGCCAGCGACACGCTGATGGTGGGCGCCAACACCGTAGTGGGCGCACGCAAGACCGGGTGGCAGCAGCCGAGTGGCGCTGCGACACGCACTGCGTTCGACCCGGCGACTGTGACGCTGCCGCAGCTCGCTGAGCGGGTGGCGGCGCTGATCAAAGACCTCTCATCCCACGGCCTCATTGGAGTTTGAGCCATGCCTGACCCCGTGATCAACTACACCTGGGAGGTGGAGCAGTTGGACGTGGCGCCCGCGATCGGGGCGCTCACCGATGTGGTCCACAAGGTCCACTGGCGGCTGCACGCAACAGACGGCCATGGCACGATCAGCTTCTATGGCGACGTGCCGCTGGCGCCCGCCGAGCAGTCAGCGTTCGTGCCGTTTGACACCTTGTCCGAGACGAAGGTGATCGAGTGGCTTGAGGCGGCCATCGACGCCCGAGCTGGCGCGCTGTCTGACGACGACAGCTCCGAGCCAACCGTCGCGCAGCTGAAGGCGCAGCAAGCTAGTGCTCTGCACGCAATGCGGAGCCCCGCAACAACAGCCAGGCCGCTGCCTTGGCTGGCGGCATGATCTGCACCATTGCAGAATGGCTGTAGTACTGCGGCTCGCTCATGGCAACTGAACCATTTGGCCTTGCCCTCAGGGGCTTGGCAGTGCCTGAGCACGACTACATCAGCCTGAGCTACTCAGCTGGCAACTTGGCCGGTGTGGTCTACAAGGCTGGCGGCTCTGGTGGCACCACAGTGGCGACGCTGACGCTGACCTACGACGGTAGCGGCAACCTCCTGACCGTAACCAAGAGCTGAGTCATGGGGTACAAGTTCAACCCCTTCACGGGAACGCTCGACGAAGCCGGGGGTGGTGCCACGCCCTCGATCCCCGCCCCCGCCCCCGCCGATGCCGCTCCACAGCCGCTGGCGGCCACTGCAGCCATCGGCAGCAGCACGGACTACGCCAGGGAGGATCACGCCCACCAGCGCGATTCCGATGTAATCGTGATTCCTGTTGGCGACGAGACCACCGCGCTCACCACCGGCACCAACCTGGTGAGATTCAGGATGCCGTTTGCCGCCACCCTGCTGGCGGTGCGTGCTGCCGTCAACACAGCGCCGACAGGTTCGACGCTGATCGTGGACGTGAACGAGGCAGGCAGCAGCGTGCTGGGCACGAAACTCAGCATCGACGCCACCGAGTTCAGCAGCACCACCGCAGCGAGCGCCGCAACGATCACCGACAGCTCCTTGGCGGATGACGCCGAGATCAGCATCGACATCGACCAGATCGGTAGCACGGTGGCCGGTGCCGGCTTGAAGGTCAGTCTGTTCGTGCGGAGGGCATGATCATGCGCAACCTCGTCCTATTCGACACCCAAACCAGCCTGATCAGGGACTATCCGAGGGCGGACGATGAGCCAGTGCAGGGCCTCGACCC